AGATTTATTTTTTGAACTGATTGACTTTCCAGACCAACAACTTCCTTTCTCTGGTGCAGCAACCAGTAGTTGTGTAAATTCAGAAGGGGTTACTGTAACAATAGCGAGTGATGAAAAAAGGGCACTTGAAGAATATCAGAAAAATAATCCAGATGTAATAGTGGTTGAACATTTTGTATTAAATAAAGGTGAAGGTGGTACAGCTCATGCACTTATAACTAAGATATTAGAAATTATTAGGGAACATGAATCAGATGACCACATTAATATAGTGGTTATTCTAAAAGTAGGAACAGTATCAAGCAAAAACCAACTAGAAAAAGCAAGACCAAAGTGGAGAGATTGGTTTACTAACCCAAATAAACTGTTCATGAAACAACATAAGTTGTGGGGATCAGATATTGATTTAGATAAAATTACTTTTGGTGTTAAGTTTCGGTATGCAACTACAGAAGAAAGTAATTCTTTCTGGAAAGGCCCAAATAAATATGAGTTTGTAGGATGATTACTCTTAAAGAAATGCAAGAAGGTTTAAATCACTTTAAAGGTGATGAACATAGAGCATGGCATGCCTTTTGTTATTTTAATATGATAAGGGATCTGTTTAAAAATTTTGATAGTAGTACAAAAGTAGCGACTATGGAGTTTTTTTATAATTGTGTTTTTAAGTGTAAAGAGATTGATTCTTATTTTGTTACTTCTGGTGTAACTGATTTGGCTAGAAAACCAAGAGGGGGATATGGAGAACATACAAAAGACCATCCTTATACTTCAAGAGTAGCTGGACACGCTATTTTAGAAGATAATCAATGGATGTTAGATGATTGGTCTATATTTCGCCGTGAATTTTTTAAATTACTTCTGGTGGTGGGTGTTTTACCAACTGAAAATTCAGAAGTCAAAGTAACATCTGATGAACATGGTGGAGTAATAGTAAAAGATATAACAGAAAATAGGTATAAAAAGAAAAATGGTTCATCTTATCTTTGGGAATATAACGATGGTAAAACAAGTTATCCAGTTACTAGATTTCCACTAAAACGTATAGATTGGTATCATGGTTATGAAGAAAAAATGCGTAATAACTGGTTAGAAGCTGATAAAAATCTCAAGGTTTATAAACAAAAATTTTGTAATTAAGAACTTGACTTTTCGTTAATATAGTGTTACAATAGTATATTATTAATTATGAATGGAGTGATGAATGAACAAAGATATTTTATGGGTGGAACAATACAGACCTTCCACAATTGATGATTTAATTTTACCAGAAGAAATAAAAAACACCTTTAGAGAAATAATCAAACAAGACAAGATTCCCAATCTTATCTTGAGTGGTAGTGCTGGTGTTGGTAAGACTTCTGCAGCTGTGGTGTTGTGTAAATCCCTAGACTGTGATTATATTATTATTAATGGTTCTGATGAAGGACGATTAATTGAGACTCTTCGCAATAAACTTACACAATACTGTAGCTCAGTTTCGTTCTCAGGTGGTCGCAAAGTTGTTATAATCGATGAAGGTGATTACATGACTCCAGATTCAGTCCAGCCTGCAATGAGAGGTTTCATGGAGAAGTTCTCCAGTAATTGCTCATTCATCTTCACTTGCAACTTCAAAAACAGAATCATAGAACCCATTCATTCAAGATGTGCAGTCATTGATTATCGTATTACTGATACTGATAAGCATAAACTTGCAAATGACTTTATGAATAGGTGTATAACTATTCTAACAGAAAATAATATCAAATATGATGGTAAGGTAGTTGCAGAACTTATTATGAAACACTTACCAGATTTCCGCAGAGTGTTAAATGAGTTGCAACGATATTCTGTTTCTGGAAATATCGACTCTGGCATTTTGCTAAATATAAGTGACAACAACATGAAGGAGTTGATCGAATGCCTGAAGACTAAAAACTTCAAGGGTGTTCGTACTTGGGTTGTTGATAACATTGATAATGACCCTCAGAAAATATATCGTAAGATATACGAACACTTATATAAATCAGCCGAACCTAGTTCAATTCCTCAAATAATTCTGCATATTGCAGAGTATCAGTATAAGTCTGCATTTGTTGCAGACCAAGAGATTAACCTAATGGCCTGTTTAGTGGAGATAATGACTAATGCAAAATTTAAGTGAAAATCCGTATTACCATCATGAGTTGTTTGGAAAACGAATACTTCATGTATGTTCGCCTGTTCGGTGGAGTGGTAGTAAAGCCGTTCTTGAAACAGATTCTAATTGGAAAGTTCTGATGGATACTGTAATGATGTTACCGATGTGTCATCATTACATTTTAATTCCAGAACGTAGTACAATTCAGCCTGGTAATGAGTTGTACAATATGGAAAATGTGACTCTAATACCATTCCCATATCCACAATCAGTTTTAAGTAATCGTAGTGAGTTTAATGCAAAGAAACTGAAAAGAATATTTTCGGGAAAGGAAAAAGTATTTTTCAGACCTAGTGAATATGTGTATCTGGAAACATCATCTATAGATATTGATTTTGTCTTTTGTCATCAACCAGAGATTTTATCAAATACACTTTGGGCGTTGTTGACCCTTAGATATGGAATGAATAATACAGATGGTATTACATTTTTTCATTGGGTAGATTGTCCTGCATCAGCTCCAGCCGGTTTGTTTCCACCAACACTGTTCAGACATATGGAAGCTGTTGATTTATCAACTAGGTCATTCGTTCATGGTACTGCAAGTCTTAATTACTGGAAACAAAATTGGAACAACAGAACTCATGTAGTGGATATGAATGATTCTATTGAGAAAAAACTGTCTTATATGCCACTTGTCGCAAATCCACTTCCTACTAAAGATTATGGTCTGTGGAAACGAAAAGGAAAACCAATCGCATTTAATCACAGATGGCACACTACAACAGGTAGAGATGTTTTACCAGAATATATGGAAGGCTTGCCACCAGAATATGTTATTTATTGTACAGATCCAACTATAAAGAAACCACAATCTGGTCAATCTCCCATTGGCGATAGATTTAAGTATGCCTATGACTCATATAAGGGTAGACCACAAGAAAAATCATTTGAATTGTATTCTGATTTCTTGAAGAATTGTTATGCATCTGTTGGAATTATTAAGGGGTATGGTACTTGGAATTTGAGTGTACAAGACCCGATACAGTTAGGTACACCAACATTAGTTTATGATACACCTATGATGCGAGATGTATTAGGAAGCCAGTATCCATTATATTTCAAAACGAAAGAAGAATTTCAAACTAAATTGCAAAATCTTCCTGAGAATTTTGAATATAAGTTAAGGGATTTTAAGACTGAATTTCAAAATAATTTAATGAATGCTATGCTAGAGAGTCGAAACCATACGAAAGTTCATGACCAAGAAGGTCTGTTTGGAGGCCCTTGGCTATATTTTATGTCTCAAGGTTTGACCTATAAGAAAGACTTACTTTACCAGACTCATAAGAGTTTGGTAGATGGTCAGGGTTCAAACTCATGGGAAACGATTAGAAGGTGGGTTAAACAATGGGGGGTTAAAGATGACCCCACATCACCTTTTACAAAACTGCACATTCCAGATGATGCTATTGAAGCTCATCGGAGATTGCAGGAGTATGTCAATGATAAATCACATGAAAATCCAGTTTCTAAGTTTGAAAAATTGCATGAGCATAAGGAGTTTCACCGTCAATTAAATAAAACCAAGAAACAAGTAGATTTAACAGAGTTTTTTTAATGTATAAACCACTACCAGATTCAGTTGAAATTAGAAATTCTTCAATTCATGGAGTAGGTCTATTTGCGAAAACACCTATTAAAAAAGGAATCTATTTAGGTATTTCTCATGTGTTTGCTCCAGGCTTTAAAGGAGATCATATTCGTACACCAGTAGGTGGATTTATCAATCATAGCGAAGAGTCTAATTGTCATAAAATTGAATCACCAGAAGAGTCAGTAATTACTTATTATTCTCTAGTTACCAGTAGGGATATAGAAAAAGATGAAGAATTAACTCTTACTTACACACTATATAATGTATGAATTGAAAGAATATCTGAAAGCTATCAATCAGTCTAAAGAACCATTGATGGATACTGAAGACAAAATGTGGGAAAAAAAGTATCTTCCTTATGTCGTTAATCGTTGTGTTTATCCCTTCATGGACACTATTCTACTGGTTAATGAAATGAATCAGTATTCTGGACTTGATAATAAACTCCAATTTCATTTCTTGATAAATAGTATTAGGTCAAAGAAACGATTTGCTCCTTGGCTTAAAACATCTAAAATTGAAAATTTAGAATTAATTAAGGAATACTTTGGATATAGTGATCAGAAAGCTAAGGATGTTTTGAATGTTCTTACTGATGAAGATATTACTTCTATCCAAAAGAAATTAAATAAAGGTGGAAATGAGTGAAGATATAAGTTGGGCTCCAGAAGATATGTTAGAAGTATCTTTGAAAGAGCCAGATGATTTTTTAAAGGTTAGGGAGACATTATCGAGAATTGGAGTAGCCTCTCGTAGAGAAAAGAAGTTGTGGCAGTCTTGTCACCTACTTCACAAGAAAGGCAAATACTATGTCGTTCATTTTAAGGAACTTTTTGTACTGGATGGTAAGAAATCTAGTCTTACAGAAAATGATATAGAACGAAGAAATACTATTGCTGGTCTATTAGGTGATTGGGGTTTAGTTGGTCTCATAGGTGAGGCTGAACCTAAAGCTCCTTTAAGTCAAATTAAAATATTATCCTTTACTGAAAAGAGTGATTGGGTACTTGAACAAAAATATAACATTGGTAAAAAGAAAGATGAGTGATATTCGTTTAGTCAAATTAAGATCTGGCGAGGAACTAATTGGTGATGTAACTGTTATTGGTAAAGATGTGATTATATCCAATCCTTGTCAGGTTATCCCCTCAGAAACCGGCATAAATT